GGGCCCACACAAGCTCAGCCACCCGCTTGGGCGCCACGATCAGGCATCGACCCACCTCGAACCGGTCGTGCAGCAGCTCCTGCAGCGCCGTGAGCACCACCGCTGACTTGCCCGCACCCATGCGCAGCGCGATCAGCTGCTCCTTGGCGCTCAGCACCCGCTCAATGGCGATGCGCTGCACCTCACGCGGCAAGAACCTCATCCACACCTTCCTTGCTGTCCACGACGTGGACTTCCGCACCCAGCCGCCTCAGCATCCCGATCACCCGCTCCTGCAGCGGCCTCAACTGCCCACCCGGCCGTTTGAGCTCCACGAACACCACCCGCCCGCCGGGCAGGAAGCACACGCGGTCGGGCACCCCTGCGTTAGCCGGGCTGACCCATTTCAGCGCCATACCGCCGGCCGCACGGACCCGCTCAACCAAATGACGCTCAACTTCTCGCTCAAGCATGGTGCAGGGTAAAGGGCATAGGAGGGGAATGTACTTAGAAGACTATATCTCTAGGGGATATATATAGTAAGCACTACTTACTATATACTTACCCCAATGTTGTATTAGAGATCTATTACCCTCTATTACCCTTTAGTGTTTTCTTGTTGAAGATCAAGGACTTAGGTGAGGGTAAAGGGTCAGGGCAATAGACCGCTTTCCTTTGCCCTCTTACCCTAAAAACGCCTCCGCGGCTGGGATCGCAAAAATCACGCGGCCATTGCTCTTTTTTCGCTGATTTTTGTTGAGCCGCTTGATCGCCCGGCCAGCACTGATCGCTTGGTAGCGCGATGGGTCCGAAACGCCCACCATCATCAGCACTTCTGTGGCCGTCACCCATCGCCAAGGGCCGTCTGTGGACCAGTCAAAAGCGCCCGCGATGCGCTCCTCGATCGGGTCCTGGACCGTGAAGTCGTCGTTGTGCGCGTTCAGCTCCGTCACCTCCGCGTGGTCCAGGAACCACCGCTCCCCGGCCTGGTACAGGCCCAACACCTCAGCCCACAGCTGCTGCATGTCGATCGTGCGGTCCAGGTCGAAGCTCTCCACCTCGATCGTCCAGAACCTGCGGTTGCCGGTTGGGTCGTGCAGATACTGTTCGTCGTTCACGGTTGCGCCAAACGCCGTCCTGCGTCCAAAGCTACTTTCCGTCGCTGCGTACGGTCGCCGGATCTTGTCGTGAGGTTGCGTGATGAATGACTTCAGAGCCGATATGTCGCTCTTGCGCATGGTCGCGTCCACCTCGCCCAGCTCCACCAGCCAGAACGACAGCGCGACGAAGATGCTGTCCTTGCTCTTGGTGTCCAGCGTGTGCCCGGTCAGCACCACATCGAGCTCCGGCGGCGCCAGCCGCTGGAACCAGGTGGTCTTGCCGATGTTCTGCGGCCCGACAAAGGTCAGGATGCCTTGGGTGGCGATGCCGTCGGGGCTGAACGCCGCGGCCACGGACTGGATCAGCCACTTGCGCAGCAGTCGCTTCTTCATGGCGTCGCTGTCGGCGGTGGCCCGCACGGTGGCGTAGAAGTCCTCCAGGCGCGACACCCCGTCCCACGGCTTGGACTCCACCCAGACCGCCACGGGGTTGAACTGGTTCTCGTCGGCGATGCGGATCAGGTACTGCGCCACATGCTTCGTCGGCATGCGTGCCTTCTCGCACTCAGACAGCACGCAGGCGATCGCGGCGTTGTCGCGGTTGTCGCGGGAGAACCCCTGGCCGGGAATCAAAATCTCGATCGCCTTCTTGATCACGTTGTAGCGCACGCGCCAGTGCAGCTGGCTCAGCAGTTGGCGCATGTTCTCCAACGTGCACAGGGGGTGGCCCTCGTCGTTGACATGGGCGAACGCCGAGCTGGTTTTGGGCCGCAGCCAGCTGCGCACGGCGCCGATCTGCAGGCGCACCCCGGTGAGCTCCTGCGTGCGCTGGCGGATCGCCACCGCGAGCTGCTCGCGCTCCAGTTCGTTCAGCGCTGACTGCTGGGCGATGCGTGGGGCGATCTTCTCCGGCAGGTCCTGCGCGTCCTGCACGCCGGCCACCAGGGCCTGCAGCTCCTGCAGCAGGGCGTGGCGGCCCTCGCGCTCGGCCTTCTCCCGGGCCTCCTTGCTCCACTTCAGCAAGGTGGCAAGCGTGACCCCGCCGGCGCCTCGGCCAAGCGCGTCCTTGAACGAGCCCCAGCGGTAGGCGCACTCGCCCTCCACCCAGGTGTGGCCCGGCTGGGACCACTCATCCCATGCCTGCAGCCACTCCTCATCGCCCTGCCCCTGGTGGTGCAGCGCCATCCCCACCACAGCCCACTGATCGTTCAGCATGTTCGGGTCCAGGTGGGGCAGGACCTGCGTCACCACCCGCTCCAGCGGCCAGCCCTCCAGCGGCGCCTTCAGCAGGGCGAAGGCGTCGCCGCCCTCCCCGCTCTCCGCCACACCGCCCTGCCCTGCCGCGCCCTGCCGGCCGCCCACCACGCTCCAGCCCTGCGGCAGCGCGCCAGGCTCGCTCAGGCGCTGCACCAGGCGGCTCACCGCGGCCTGGTCGATCGCCGTGAGCTGCCACACATCGCAGTCGTCGCCGGGCCCGGCGCCGCGCACCCACTCGTACTCGTGGCCCTCCGGGTGGCGCCCGTAGATCAGGTACTGCTGGCCATCGCTGAGCACCTCGACGATGCCAGTGGCCTCGCCGGGGCCGGCCAGGTTCACCTTCACCTTGGCGAACGCCGTGTCGCAGCGGTACATCAGCAGCCGCTTCGGCGGCTTGCCCACGCGCACGGGCGCGTCGCCCAGCACCTCAAGCGCCAGCGCCTGCACCGCCAGGGCGCACTCGGCGTCAAGCACGTCGACGTCCACCGCGGGGAACCCGCGCGCCAGCAGCCCCACCGAGCCGCGGGCGTAGCCGTTCGCGGCGTAGTGGTCCACCTGCTCGGTGGACAAGCCGTGCTGCCAGCGCTTGAACGCCGGCCTCTTCTCTCCGTCGGGGATCGGGATGACGTCCCAGCCGGCCCGGTGCAACTTCGGGCCCAGCACGCCGAACCTGCTCACCGTCACCCCAGCCGGGTCCGCCCGACGGAGCGCACAGCCTCGCTCAGGTCCAGCATGCTCTTGCGCATGCCGTTGAGCGCGTCTGAGACGATCAGCGCCGCCACCACCTCCGGCTGATCGGCCACGTCGTGCTCGGGCCAGCGCCGCTCAAGCACCACCAGCGCGTCGTTGATCAGGTCCTCGAAATACTCTTGTCGTTGCAAACTCACAGCCTCTCCTCTTTCAGGTCAAGTCACCGGCAGACCGGCCGGCACGGTGATCAATGTTTGCTGTCGCCCACCGGCAGCAGGTGCAGCATGGCCCGCTGCACGGCGGATGCGAAGTGCTCCAGGGTCACCTGATCGCAGGCCAGGAACACGCGCAGGTCCTCGTCGATCAGGTCCAGCACCAGCTCCTCCCCACGCACGATAGCCTCCAGCGCCTCCCGGCTGAGCTCCAGACGCAGCTCGGTCATAGCATCCGGGCCAGCGCCCGTGCGAAACCAAGCGGAGCGCGTCCGGTGTAGCCCGTCTGAGTCCAGAGCTCCTCGATCTCCTCGATCGTGAGCTGGCGCTCCAGCGCCGCTCTCAGCGCTGGCGCCACGACGTTGTCCAGGTGTGCGAAGGACAGCCCCTCCTCGATGGCCTCGACCGCCTGCTGAGCGGCTTCACGCAGCGCGCTCATGCGCACACCTCGCACCGCAGAGCAGCCCATTGGACGTCCGGCCGCAGGTCCTCTGGCTTCAGGTCCACGCCCAACGCCCGGCCCAGCGCCACCAGCGCCGGCACACGGTCAATGGGTACTCTGTTCTTGGCCACCCACAGGCTGACCGCCTGCGAGCGCACGCCAAGCACGCGGCCTACCGCCGCTGGTCCGCCTAACCGGCGGATGATGTTTTGCAAGTCCATGGGGGCCAGATGATAGCGGCGCTTTCATCGCGGTCAACCCCCTGCACCAGGGTGGTGACCTATTTCCTCGACCGCCCCACAACGGAACGTCAGACTCCCGTCAGGGTCCACCGCTGTCTCATTTCCCACATGCACACGCTTGCAATTAGCTACCCACACTTGCACTATCCTGTCATGGCACCCGTAACTGAGCTGTGGCAACGACTCCGGCAGGCGCGCCGCGTCGCCGACATGACACAACAGGACCTCGCCGACAAGGTCGGCGTGTCGCGAGGCGCCGTTGCGCTGTGGGAGGCGGCCGAGCCGGAGCACCGGACGAAGCCCACCACCGAGCACGTCGTCAAGATCGCCTCCGTCACCCGCGTGCCCTTGGAGTGGCTGCTCAACGACGCCTCAGACCTCAACGCCATCTGGCGCCTGACGAGCGAGTTCGGAGAGCACGGCCCTGTGGCCGCCAACGCTCCCACTTTGCCGCAGGCCGCTCCCCCGCCCGACGTCCTGCCCGACCTGGAGCAGCACGGGCACCTGTTCGTCTTCGCCGCCACCCCCGAGCACCTCGTGCACAAGCTGCAGCGCCTGGCGCAGCACGCTGACCCCAGCAAGGCCCACCTGATCCTGGTCGGGTCCGCTGCGGCCAACCTGCACGCGGTGGCCTCGCCTACCGACGCCCTGGCCAAGGTCGTCGAGATCCTGCGCACCTGATCCCCT